GGGTCACTCCTGGTCATAGTTATTTCCGGTTGCTACCTAATGCGGTAATTAATATAGCCGGTTCATCCTATAAGTGTCAATAGATATTTCCGGATGCGGGCTACTTTTCCCATATTCTTTTTCCACTCAGTTTGTACTGTCGAACATTGAGAGCTTTCCATTCGAGCAGCGGCTGGGATTGTATGCGTCGCTGAAGAGATTCGTCGGCGGTCAAGAGCGTGGGATCGATCACCCCCCGGTCCAGCAGCAGATCCAAGAACGTACGCTCGGAGTCCGTGAAAGGCAGCACGGCGGATAGATCTTCTCGGCATTCCCTAACAAGGCGTGCCCCGTATTCGGCTGGCTCCGCTTGGATCTCGGCTGCATTGACGCGCAGCGTGGGGACCAGCTGCCTGGCCAATTCCATGGCGTCGAAGTCCACATCGTCCACAGAGACCGTCCTCCAATCCTTCCTGTTCATCGCGCCGTAGACCACGAAACCAATGCGAAGGCGGTGGGAATCGAGGTTGTTCATTCGGAGAATTCGATGACTGTCGAACAGGTCCCGCGCCTGTCGGCGCGCCAACAACGCCGCGAGCTTCCCGGCCGCCAGTTCATGGTGATCCAGCACGGGAATCCCTATGGCCCGCCAAGTCCCGACGGGATGAGAGTCGATGGTCGTCACCGGCCATAATGGGACGCGGAACATGAAATTGATGTCTACTTCGAGGTTCCCGCTCCGGCCGGGGGCGCTTTCATACCGCAACGACCACTTGCCTCCGGCGTGTTCTTCAGGCATCCGCCTGACGGTGAAGCCCTCCCGAGCGAAGACCGCTTGAACAGCCTGCTCGACCTTGGGACGCTCGGCGAGCATGACATCACGATCTTCGGCTCCCACGTAGTTCAGATCAATGTCTACGGAGAGCCGGGGAACATCGAAGACGAAAAGATTCAAGGCTGTTCCGCCCTTGAGGACCAACTTCCCTTTGAGGAAAGGGTGACTTCGCATGGCATCGAGCAGCCCAAGCAGGTTAGCAACCTTTTCGAGCACATCCGGCCTGAAGCCCGTCGCCTCAGCTTCGGCGGCCAGCTTTTCTGGGGAGATTTTCATAGTACCTCTCCCCACGCCCGTTCGAGCACTTCCCTGGGAACCACCAAGTTCCATTCCGACACGAGGCGACCGGATGTCCGCTTGGCGCGGTCCAGATAATGCGGTTGCCGGGGCCGCAGACTGTGAAGCGCCTTGAGGTGAAGATCCTCCACCATCAACGGTTCGCGGTGCTGTTCGAGAAAGAACCCCACCTTCGCCCCGGTGGTCGCGTTTCCGAGCAGGAGCGCGTACTCCACGACCTTGTCGAGGTCGAAGAATTCGACCGACTCCAGCGACCGCCAGATTTCCTCCCAGCTTCCCGAAAGGTCCGGACGATCCAGGACGTCCACCAAGGTCCGCTCCAGACTCGCGACCCGTAGTTCCATACCGGCGCGCTCTGCTGTCGAAACGCCGACGTGGACTTTTCCCGCGCGGAGGAGAGTGTGTGGAAATCTCGTCCCCCGGAAAACATGAGAGCGGAACGTCAGAAGTCCAAGCGGGCGGGATGCCGAGTACGTGATGTGTGTATAAACCGAGTAAGCCTTTCCGTGAAACTCCAGCGCCGTATGGTGCGACAACACCGAATCCGGCGTCAGCTTCGCGGCGACGAGGAACGGATCGACCGGATACGAATCTGTATCGGCTCCCGACGGGATGACGGCATATAACCCGCGGCGTACCCGAACGACGCGTCCGGCCTTCTGGTGGTACGCCAGGAGCGCCTCCTGCGTCCGCCCGCCGACTTCACCATGGGATGACAGATGTTTGGCCAACTCTTCTCCGGTGAAAACCGGGTGCTTTCGGAAAAACTCATCATGTTTCATCTTCGGCATCCTTGACTTGGTTTCACGTTACCCATAACAATATTATGGGTATTGGGGCAAGATGTCAAGCGAAAAGAGTCTGTGCTTATTGACACCCTCACGCGAAACCCATCTAATATTATGGGCTTCGCGCGTTCGCGTCAAGCGTCGAACAACCCGCCCTCCGACGTTCCTTCCTCGCCTCCGGTAGATAACCCCAGGGGCGGGAGCGCACCTTCTCCGTTGGCGACGAGATCAACATCGCGGGCGATGTCGAGAAGGTGAAGTGGGAGGCCGTAGGCGTTTCCGTCCCTCTGAGCGTCTCAGAGTTTGTTAAGGACATGATTCTTCACCCGACGTGTCAATCAGATCGTTGCCGCCGACAGATCGACGACGCTTCCGGTAAGTAATAATTGTGAGGTGCGACATGCCGATTAAATCGCTTCATCCATGCAACCGCCCGGGATGCCCAAAACTGACGCGTGAGCGGTTCTGCACTGAGCACGCACGCGAAGCCGCCGCTGAGAGTGAGATGACCAGGGAGACAGCGGCACAGCGCGGGTATGACCACCGTTGGAGCAAGATCAGGATCATGAAGTTAAGCCGCGACCCCCTGTGCGAGAGGTGTCTCGCCATAGGCAGAGAGGTACCGGCCGTGCTGGTTCATCACAAGGACAGGAACCCGACGAACAACGCGGCAGAGAACCATGAGTCGTTGTGTACAGCGTGCCATGACAGAGAACATGTCCGCGACCGTTTCAAACCCCGGAGGGAGGGCGGTGTAAATCTCTGGAATCATGACATAAATAACCGCGCCGGCAGTCACGCGCGAGTTTTTCAGAAATGAGGGACAGGGGGTAAATGATAGAAATAGAGAATGTCGGCATCAGAAAGCTGAAGCCCGCCGCGTACAATCCAAGGAAAATCGACGGCGCCACCCTGGATCGTCTGGCCAGGGGAATGGAGGAGTTCGGGATCGTCGATCCGATCATAATCAACAAGGACGGGACCGTTATCGGCGGGCATCAGCGAATCAAGGCGGCGGAAAAACTGGGACTGTCGGAGGTCCCCTGTGTGCGCCTCGACCTGGACAAAACGAAAGAGAAGACCCTCAACCTGGCCCTCAACAAAATAAGCGGCGAGTGGGATATGGGTCTCTTAAAAGACCTTCTGATCGAACTCGATTCCGGCGCTTTTGATATTGAATTGACCGGCTTTTCGGCGAAGGAACTCGAGAAACTCATGGTCCGCAATACCGTCGAGGACGACTTCGACGCTGAGGCGGAGGCCGGGAAGATCAAGAAGGCCGTCGCCAAGCCGGGCGACGTCTGGGTCATGGACCGCCATAGACTGTGCTGCGGGGATGCCACCAACCCACAGGATTACGAAAAACTGATGGCGGGTGCCACGGCCGATCTCGTCTGGACGGACCCGCCTTACGGCGTCAGCTATACCGACAAGACCGATTGGATCAACAACAAAAGGAAGGGCACGAGCCACAAGCCCATCGCCGGCGACAACCTGCGGGGCGGAGGCCTCCAGACCCTGCTTGAGAACGCCTTCAAGAACACGGCGGCCCACAGCAAGCCCGGAGCGTGCGTGTATGTGGCCCACGCCGATATCAACACGGCCGAATTCCGGGGTGCCCTCACCAGGGCCGGCATCTATGTCAGCCAGACCCTGGTGTGGGTAAAAAGCGGCGCGGTGCTGTCGAGAAACGATTACAACTGGAAACACGAGCCGATCCTCTATGGCTGGAACGAGGGGGCGGGCCATTATTTTTCGCAGAACTTCACAGAGACCTCCGTGATCGACGATGATCTCGACCTCGACAAAATGAAAAAAGAGGACCTCATAGCTCTCCTGAAAGAGATGCGATCGGCAGTACCGGAAACGGTCCTGCGCGAGGATCGCCCGACAAAAAATGCCCTGCACCCGACGATGAAGCCCATCGCCCTGGTCGCGAGGATGATCCGCAACAGCACCCGGCCCGACCCTTCGCAAATCGTCCTGGACCCGTTCATGGGATCCGGAACGACACTCATGGCCGCCGAACAGACAGGCAGAACGGCATACGGCATCGAGTTGGATCCCGTCTATTGCGACGTCATCTGCAAGCGATGGGAGGCCTTTACGGGAAAGGTAGCCAAAAGAGAAAACGATGCCAGGGCGTAAACCGAAACCAGCGAACCTCCTGACGCTGGAAAAAGGCACCCTTTACGGTGTTCAGAGGGAACGCGTCGAGAATGAACCCAGGGCCGAACGCCATATCGTCCCCAAGTGTCCGGCGAGATTCTCCAGGGAGGAAAGACGGGAATGGCGCTTTTTTGCCTCCATCCTGAAAAACTACGGTCTGCTGACCATAGCCAATGCACCGATTCTCGAGCTTCTGGCGACCGACATGGCCCAGTATAAGGAATGCGCCGCCAAGGTTGCGGAAACCGGCATCATTATCAGGAGTCCCCAGAACTTCCCGATCTACAACCCCTACTGGACCGCGGTAAACAAACTGGAGGAAAAGATACACAAATGCCTGGCTGAACTCGGGCTCTCGAGTTCGTCGCTGGCCAGGATAGGCGCCCTGATTGTGAAGAGCAACAAGGAAAAAGACGGATACTTCGAGGATTGACGATAATGGTGAACACAATCATCAAAACAGTGAAATTGTCGGAGCTCAAGCCCCATCCCGACAACCCCAGAAAAATCAGCCGGGAGAACATGGATCGGCTCGTCAAATCGCTCCAGGAATTTCCGGAGATGCTTGAAATCAAGGAAATCGTTGTGGACGAAACCATGACGATCATCGGCGGGAACATGCGTTACGCCGCCCTCAAGAAAATGGGCAGGGAGCAATGCAAGACGAAGATCGTCACCGGGCTCACGGAAGATCAGAAACGCGAGTACATCATCAAAGACAACATAGCCCTGGGAGAGTGGGAAAAAACCATCATCGCCAAAAAGTACAGCGATCTCGACCTTAAAACCTGGGGCATAGACCTGCTTGGCGCCTCGATGGGCAAAGAGGAGCTCACCGCTGCGATTTTGACGGAAAAGGAGCGCAAAGAGGCAGCCAAAACAGCTGATGAGATTTCGAAAGCCCTGTCCGAGAAGATCAAGACGATAACCGCCGAGGACCCGAAGCGGATAAACAGCGCCATCTGCATAGTCGTCCAGAACGGCCGAGGCAACGATGTCATGGTCCTGGCTGATCCGAACGCCAAAGACTTCATCGCCGAGCTAAAAAGATACGCCGACGCCGGCGAACATTCGCCTCTCGAATGTCTAATGAGGGCGCTGACATGAGAACGGCGCTCCGCATCATCAACGAAGCCATGGCCGCCCATAAGAAAGCATGTCTGGCATTCTCCGGCGGGTCGGACAGCGTTTTGTTGGTGGATCTCATTTTCAGACACACGGAACATCGGCCGGTCGTCGTGTTCGCCGACTCGCAGATGGAATACCCGGAAACGGAGACGTTCTGCCGAACGGTTTGTGCGCATTACGGCGCCGAGCTCCATGTCGCCAAGGCGACCCATACGCCGGAGGAGCAATGGAGTAGATACGGATGGCCGATGATGGGGAAGATCGCGGCGAGGAGGTGGATGCAGCGGCATAAGCACCGGCCGCTCGGATTCAAGATCGATGTCTCGACGTGCTGCCGGATGATGAAGATCGCGCCGGCCAGGAGGTTGGCGAAGAAGCTTGGCTGCACGCTTCAGTTCACCGGAGTCCGGGGAGCGAGCGATGACATCCTCCGCGGACTGCGGGCCATAAAAGACGGCGCCACCCACTACGTCAAAGCCGACGACTTGACGATCTGTAACCCGCTTACCGGCTGGACGGACACCATGGGCCGCCGGTACCGGGACAAGTACGACCTTCCGGTTCACCCGTCCAAGGCCAGGGGCGCTGTCACGATCGGCTGCGTCTGCTGCGGAGGCGGATCCCAATTCACGATCAGCGCCTTTCGACTGCTCAGGCGCACATGGCCGGAGGCATGGTGGAAATACATCGTCGAGACAGGCATGGGCGAGATCATCCTGGCCATCAAATACGACGCCCATATCGACACGGTAAGAGAATCCATCGATTCCCTGGGAGGCTTGGAAACGGTCGCCAGGGAACGTCCGTGGATTTTCGATTATACTGCGGCGGACCCGCTGCCGGGATATGAAAAATGAGAAGATCCGTAAATTTAAATCAACAGGATCAATGATGTTCACAGCTAAACTATTTCCTACAATACTGATTATTTTGGACGTTCTGGCGGCGGTCATGTATGTGCCGTCCGGTGATTGGCGGCATGTCGTTTACTGGCTGGCCGCGGCGATTTTGACTTTTACGGTGACGTATTGATACCCCCGGGATACGAGAAATGGGAAAAAACAAATTTTTGTACTTTGGCGCCCTGACACCCAGGCAGCAACTGAACGACCTGATGCACAAGTATGCCCAGAGAAATCATATTCCTTATGCCGAAAGCTGGGTCGAACTCGAGCATCGCTACTACAGGCGCCATAACATCGCGATTTTCGTAGAACGCAAAAAACACAGGGAAAAGACGAATACGCGTCTGAGCATCACGGAATTTCTCGAGTTAACAGGAAGGCTCACCGCGGCGATAGAGATCGGGCATGAGATGACTGACGGGATACTGGTGGAGAAACACCATGCCCTTTAATTTAGAAAAAGCGCAGTGGGTGAAAAACTTTATTGAAACCTACTGCACCTATTCAAAAGGTGAATGGGCCGGCAAGCCATTCAGACTTTTGCCGTGGCAATGGGACGACCTCTTGAAACCTCTATTCGGAACGCTGAATGACGATGGAACCAGGCAATACCGCACCGCCTACGTCGAGATACCGAAGAAAAACGGCAAATCGGAATTCTGCGCCGCCATAGGCCTTTACATGCTGACCAACGACGGAGAGAAAGGAGCAGAGGTCTACTGTGCAGCCGCGGACCGCGAGCAGGCGAGCATCGTTTATCAGGCGGCCTCGGCCATGGTCCGCAACTCGACCGGCCTCTCCAAGCATCTCAAATGCCTGGATTCACGCAAGCGGATCATCTATCGGAAGAACAACAGCTATTTCCAGGTCCTCTCCTCAGAATCGTACACCAAGCACGGACTTAACCCGTCATGCGTCATCGTCGACGAAATCCACGCGCACCCCAACGATGAACTCTGGAACGTCTTGACGGCGGGGACGGATTATGCCCGCAGGCAGCAGATCGTCCTGGTTATCACCACGGCCGGCATATACGACAAGAACTCCATATGGTGGCGTCTGCGTTCGAAAGCGATTCAGGTCGAAAAAGGCATCATACAGGATCCCCGGTTTCTGCCGGTCCTGTATCTGGCGGACCCGGAAAAGGACAGCCCGGATGACGAAGAACTCTGGAAGCGGGTGAACCCGTCCCTGGGCCAGATCTTCACCCTCGACAAGATCCGACAGGACTACAACGAGGCGAAGCAAAACCCGGTGGACTTCCAGAATTTTCTTCGTTTCCGGCTGAATATCCCCGTCAAGCAGCTCTCGCGGTGGATGCCCATGGACAAGTGGGACAAGTGCAACGCCAAACCCGACCTTGAGTTCCTCCGAGGCCGCAAGTGCTTCGGGGGCTTGGACCTGTCATCCAAGATCGACCTGGCGGCCCTCGTCCTGGTTTTCCCGCCGGATGACAAGGACGGCATTTTCGACATCCTGTGCCGCTTCTACTGCCCGGAAGAAGGAATCCTCAAGCGCTCTCAAACCGACCGCATCCACTATGACATTTGGCAAAATCAGGGTTTTTTAACCGCGACGCCGGGCAATGTCATCGATTACGCGTGGATCGAGAAGGATATCCTGGATGCCGCGAAGCAATATCAGCTCTGCCAGATCGGATTCGACTCATGGAACGCCCAAGCGACAGCTACCCGAATCATGGATGAATTGAACCCGACAGGCAACGAAGACGGCTTTCAGATGGTCGAAGTGCGTCAGGGAGCGAAGTCATTCAACGAACCCGCCAAGGATCTGCTCGTTCATGTCATGACGGAAAAGGTGCGGCACGGGGGACATCCGGTTCTCCGGTGGTGCGCCGACAACCTTGTCATGAGATCCGATCCCAACGGTAATGTAGCCCCGGACAAGGAAAAGGCGACGGAGAAGATAGACGGCATGGTTGCGCTGATCATGGCCTGGGGACGGGCGATGTTTGGAAACGACGAAACACAATCGGTGTACGAGACGAGGGGGGTTGTATGCTTATGAGTAAAGAGGGTTCTGATAAGAGATCCGTATCTGACCCACCGACCAAGCCACTGCTGCGGATTGATGAAGTGGCGGCATATTTCGATGTCCACCCGCGCACAATCCGTCTGTGGATCGAGCACGGACATTTAAGCGCCGAACGGCTTGCCGGATCCATACGCGTAACGCGCGAGTCGATCATCAATTTTCGCCTCAAAGGACGAGAAGACTGAAAAAAGTGTGAAATATATGAACATTTGTAAAAATCCTGCAGTGTCAATACCTTTAAAAACCTGACATACTTTCACCATGGATTCATAACTGATTGATACGATAGCGGCTCAAAGTGAACATATTACAGCGGCTCAAAAAAACAGCTCAGTATTTCCGCAACCTCGGCGTCGACGATCCCAAGGCTTGGGATCCTTCGCTTTGGAATCTCTACGGCGCGCAATCCCTCTCGGGTGAAACCGTCACTGAGCAGTCCGCCCTCACCTATTCCGCGGTCTGGAATGCTGTCACCCTGATAGCCGGGACTATCGCCAGCCTTCCTCTTCACCTGATGCAAATGAAAGCGGAAAAAAAGAGGATCGCCACTGACAGGGTCATGTATAGGGTCCTGCACGACCAGGCCAACCCGTTTATGACAGCCAAGACATTACGGGAAACACTGATGGGCCACATCCTGCTCTGGGGCAACGGCTACGCGGAAAAGGTCGTCAACGGATACGGGGAGCTCGTGCAGCTCTGGCCGATTACGCCGAATCTGGTGACGCCCATGTGGCAGGACGGCGAGATTGTATACCGAGTACAGGTCGGCAAAGAAGACAAGTACTTCACCAGGGACAAGATACTGCACATCCCCGGCATCGGATTCGACGGCCTCATGGGATATTCGGTGGTCGCCATGGCCAGGAAGTCGATCGGGCTCGGCATGGCCATGGAAACGTTCGGATCCCTCTACTTCGGCAACGGAACGCATCCGGGGGTTATCGTCAGCCACCCGAACCAGCTCTCCGCCGCAGCGCACGCAAACCTGAAGAAGTCTCTCACCGAGGGCTATTCAGGCCTCGGGCAGTCACACCGACTGTTACTGCTCGAAGAGGGCATGAAACTCGAAAAGGTGGGCGTGCCGCCGGAAGACGCCCAGTTCCTGGAAAGCCGCCAGTTTCAAATACCGGAGATAGCCCGCTGGTTCAACCTTCCGCCACACAAACTCAAGGACCTGACCCGATCGTCCTTCAACAACATCGAATCGGAGCAGCGGTCTTTCTATACGGACACCTTACTGCCATGGCTCGTCACCCTCGAACAGAACTATAACATGCAGCTCTTGACGGACAGCGACAGGGCGCTCTCGGGCCGGGGCAGGCTTTACTACAAACACGTTGTCGAGGGCATATTGAGGGCGGATGCCGCCGGCCGCGGGGCTTTTTATCGGGAGATGTTCAACATCGGCGCCTTCTCCATAAACGAGATTCGACAACTCGAAGACAAGGACCCTATAGAGGGCGGGGACATCCATCTGGTGCCCATGAATATGACGTCACTGCAAAATGCCGGGAAGCTTGATCAGTCGTTGGAACCTAAGCGGCCCATGCCCGGAGACGACAAGGGAGGCGAGGACCAATGAAGTGGTACGAGATCAAAAACAAGGCGGAGAAAGCCGAGATATGGATTTACGATCAGATCGGGGAAGATTTCTGGACCGGAGGTGGCACCAGCGCAAAGGCCTTTCAGAAAGAGCTTTCTGCGGTCACCGCTTCGCAGATCGATCTGCACATCAACAGCCCGGGCGGTGAAGTTTTCGACGGCATCACCATCTACAACCTTCTCAAGCAGCACCCGGCGACGATCACGACGTATATCGACGGCATCGCTGCGTCCATTGCCTCGGTCATTGCCCTCGTAGGCGACAAGGTGGTTATGGCCGAAAACGCCCTTTACATGATGCACAACCCCTCCGGGATGGTTGTGGGAAACGCCAATGACATGAGGAGCATGGCCGATGTCCTCGACAAAGTGCGGGGGAGCATGCTGAAGGTCTATTCGGGGAAAAGCGGCAAAGAGGATCAAGACATCGTTCCCCTGCTCGATGCCGAAACTTGGATGAACGCCGACGAAGCTTTGGAGGCGGGTTTTATCGATGAGATCGGGGGCAGGATGGACATGGCTGCATGCGCCAGGTTCATCCCGGTTATGGCAAAGGCGGGCTTCAAGCGCATTCCGGATAATATTGACGGCGAGAAGGAAAACCCATCGCCGAAAGATCTTGAGGACATTGCGAATATTCACCAGAGGAATCAGGTTAAAGTCGCTCAATCCAAGCAAACAAGGAGGGATCGTGTAGCCGACCTGCTCATCAGGGCGGAGCTGGTTTCACCAAAGTAAAAGAGTAAAGACCTAAAAACCCGGGCTCCCCCGAAGCCTGATCAGCCGAAGGGGACGCAAGAAAGAACGAAGGGCGGCCGTGTAGGGCTACACACCTACATTGCCGCCCTTTTTCTTTGCCCGGAAACCACAAGGAAAAAGGAGCAGAAAATGAAAACGATCAGTCAGTACAGGGAAGACATCGCCGCCTTGATGAAAAAAGCGGCCGACATGGACGCCAAGGCCACCGTGGAGAACCGCGATCTGACCGACGGCGAATTGAGCATCAAAAACGAGATGATGGATACCGTCGAGGACTACCGCAGGACGGTCGCGACACTGGAGAGGCAGCAGCGGATCGCCGACGCCCTGGAAAAACCGGAAGCCGTTCAGTCCATTGAAAAGAAAAGGGAAATTGCAGCGCAAACAGAACGGGACAGGTTCCCTTCTTTCGGGGCCCAGCTGGCGGCGGTCATGAGGGCCGGACAACCCGGCGGCGTGGTCGATCCTCGATTGAGGATCACCTCCTCCGCTTCGGGGCTCAACGAGACCATCCCCTCGGACGGAGGGTTTCTCGTCCAGCAGGATTTTTCAACGGAACTTCTGAAGGATGTCTTTGAAACCGGAATTCTGGCTTCCCGATGCCGCCGGGTTCCCATATCGGGGAACGCCAACAGTATGAAACTGCCGGGACTGGACGAAACTTCCCGGGCCTCCACCCGGTGGGGCGGGATCGTCGGCTATTGGGAAGAGGAAGCGGGGGAAAAGTCGGCCAGCAAACCGAAGTTCAGAAAAATCGAGCTCAACCTCAAAAAGCTGATCGGTCTCTGCTATGCGACGGACGAGCTCCTGAGCGATGCGGCGGCCCTCGAGGGAGTCATTCGCCAGGGCTTCGTTTCCGAATTCGGATTTCTGCTCGACGATGCCATCATCAACGGCACCGGTGCCGGCCAGCCTCTCGGCATCCTCAACACGGGCTGCCTGGTCCAGGTGAACAAAGAGACGGGACAGAAGGCGGCCACGGTCCTGGCGGAAAACGTCATCAACATGTGGTCCCGCCTCTTCGCGTCGAGCCGTCCCAATGCGGTGTGGCTCATCAATCAGAACATTGAGCCGCAGCTCTTCACCATGTCCCTGGCCGTGGGAACCGGGGGGATCCCGATCTACATGCCGGCAGGTGGCTTAAGCGGCCAGCCTTACGGGACCCTGTTCGGGCGCCCGGTCCTGGCCATCGAGCAGGCGGCCACCCTTGGCACCCTGGGTGACATCCTTCTGGCGGATCTCCAAAACGGCTACATCCTGGCCGAGAAGGGCGGCATCCAGAGCGATATGAGCATCCATGTCCGGTTTGTCTACGATGAATCCGTGTTCCGGTTCGTCATGCGCGTGGACGGCCAGCCGGTGCGGGCTTCCGCGTTGACGCCTTACAAGGGCGGGGCCAACTATACCCAGTCGCATTTTGTCGGGCTGCAGACCCGGTCCTAATCAGAAAATAAGGAGGAATAAGACATGTTGAATCCCGAAATAAATCCCATCCAATTGGCTCATGAACCGGCGGCGGCGGACGCCATAGCGGATACGGCCGCCTGGTGCGATCTCAGTAAAGCGAAAGGGGTCTTGATAACCGTCCTGCATTACCGCGGCGGCGACACGGACCTGGTCCTGCACGTCCACGAGGGGGCGGCGGCAAGCGGCACGACTGCAATCACCGCCGCCTTCCCGATATGGTACGCATCCGACGCCCTCACGGACCCGAGCCTGGTGAGACAGGCCGACGCAGCATCCTTCACCATTGATACGGGCGTCTATACCGGTTCCCAGGTGGTGCAGTTTTTCATCGACGCCAGCATTCTGAGCGCGGGATGCCGTTACGTACAGTTGGGAACCTCCGGCGGCCATGCGTCGAGCATCGCGTCGGTTACCTATGAACTGGTCGGGACGCGGTATCAGAACAACGAGGCCCTGTAACAGCGCTTCCTGAAAGGAGGGTGAAAAAAAATGAACTACAACTCATCGACCATATCGAGAATAGCGGACATCGTCCTCGGGATCCGAGTTGACCGCTCCGCAGCGGCTATCGCCGCCGGGACCAATGCACTGTTCACGGTCACGGGCGGCCGTGTAGCCCTATTGGGCCTGCTGGGCGAGATCGTGACCACCATGGATGCAACTCTTACGACGCTCCAGATCAACGCCAATCCCACGACCGGAGACGACACGGTGCTGTGTGCCGCCTCGGCCTCCATCGCCAACGTGGATGTCGGCTGCATGTTCACCCTGCCCGACGCGGTGGGAACGGCGCTCGTCACCTCTACCACGGACGGGGGCTGCATCCTGAGCACGGCCCCACGGTGGGCCCTCCGGCCCGGTTCCATCGAACTCGTTACCGGGGTCGGCGCCAATGCCGGCACGATGAAATGGAGCCTCTGGTATGTTCCGATCGACGACGGGGCATACGTGACGGCGGCTTAATGGGAGGATCGATCGATGGCCGGAAGCGCCATGACATTTACGGAAGTGACATACGGGACCATCAAGAAAATCAAGGCGGCCTGGGTCTCGGATGATGCGACCGGCGCGGTAAGCGGAACAACCGCGAACTACTACGACGGCAGGCTTATCGGGGCCGTAACCGTTCCAGACGGTTCCGCCGCTCCAACAGACAACTACGACATTGCCGTGAACGATTCAGACGGCGTCGACGTCGCTCTGGGGGCGTTGGCCGACAGGGATACGATGAACACGGAATACAGGGCGGAAGCATCCATGGCGGGCGTCGCCAACAGCAAACTGACCATTGCCGTAACGAACGCCGGGAATTCCAAAAAAGGCGCCTTGTATCTCTACATACGGTAACGGAGGCGAAAGGGAGTTCACCTATGGATACTTCAAACTGGCTCCTGGTTATCTCGATAGGGATCGGCATTGCCCAGGGGATCATCATTGTCCAGAACAAGTCCTTCAAGGAAGAAATCAGGCAGCTGTGGGATCGGGCGGACTCGCACGGCCACAAGATCGAGTGCGACGCCCAAGAGTGCAAAGCCAGGACGACGGCGGTCATCATCAACGAGGGATAACTGTACATGCTGACATTGAGGGATCGCATAAAACTGCATGAAGGATTGAGGCTCCAGCCATACCTCTGCCCGGCCGGCGCCTGGACCATCGGCTACGGGCACAAGATACGTAAACACGAAAAATTCACGAGATTGACCATCGATCAGGCGGAACGGCTTCTCGACAGGGATATTGAAACCGCGGAGGCGGAAGCGAGATCCATGTTTCCCGACAGCAAGTACAAGAACTTTACGAAAAATCGATGGGACGTTCTGACAGAGCTGGTCTTCAACCTCGGTCTGACGAGGTTCAGGGGATTCAAACGGATGATTTCCGCGATCGACGGGGGCGATTGGCAACAAGCGGCGGCTGAGCTCGAAGACTCAAAATGGTATCGGCAGGTAGGACCCAATCGCGGAGACACTTTGGTGTGCCTTCTTCGCGAAGGTTAAGTGACGACATTGCAGCACAAAAAAAGGGAGGATTGAAAGTGAAAAACTGGAAAACGACGGCATCGGGCATATTGGCGGCATTGGGGATGATCTTTCCTTTGTTCGGAATTCCGGCGGAAGTTGGAAACGCGGTAAGCACGCTCGGTCTTTTTCTGATCGGCCTTTTCGCCAAGGACAGCAACGTCACGGGCGGCAGTGTGAGCCAATGAAAAGATTTCTCGCAGCGCTCGTCATTCTTGTGGCGGCAACTTCGGCGCAGGCGTGGGTGACTGTCGGCGATGTCATGGCAGGCACATCCGAGGTCACCCTGCAATGGGAGCCATCCATCGACCACGACTACATCACCGGCTACCGGCTTTACTACGGTCCAGCGACTGGTCAATACACCACAAAGATCGAGGTCGGCAAGGTCACGACTTATACGATTTCACTGCCGGACGGGACCTATTTCATGGCTCTGACCGCTTATGACGACCGCGGGCTGGAGTCGGCCTATTCCAACGAAGTGAGCACAACGATCAAGACGAGCATCCGACCGCCCAAGAACCTGATCATCTTTTCAGTGACCATCTTGAACGGGACGGCGAAGGCACAGGGGCGGTGAGATGGATGTTTGGGGCGGCGCGTACAAGCGATTCATGATGGTTTCCGGACCGGAAACGGAGCCGGTCTCCCTGGCCGAACTCAAACTGCATCTGCGGCTCGATTCGGGGAGCTTCGCCGAAAATATAGACAGCACCCAGAGCATCGCCCCGGGAAGTCACGCGACGACGTCAGGATACGGGCTGACCGGAACCACTGTAGAGATTCTCGGGTATCAAACTGTTGTCTATCTGAAAGCCGGGGAAAATGGAATGGGCGGGACCGTTGACGTCAAAGTCCAGGAATCCGACGACAACAGCGCCTGGGTTGACTGGACAAACGGCGCTTTCACCCAGGTAACGACCGCGAACGACCATGCAACCTATGAAAAAGCCTACACCGGCTCGAAACGGTATATCCGCACCGTCGCCCGGATTCTTGTCGCGGCCTGCGACTTCGGTGTCGACATCGTCCGGCTCGCCCCAACAACGGCGGAGGACGCACTGTTGAATGACCTCATCACGACGGCACGGGAACGCGTCGAAGAAATAACAAAAAGAGCGTTGATCACGCAGACCTGGGACTACTGCCTGCCGCGATGGCCTGACGGCGACTGCATCGAGCTCCCCTTCGGGAACCTGCAATCGGTGGAATCGATCACCTATAAGGATACCGACGGAACGATCAACACACTTCCGGCCGGCGATTACATCATCGAGCCAAACGGCGAGCTAATCGGGCGGATCGTCCTTGTCTACGGGAGTTCCTGGCCTTCCGCTGCGCTCTACCCGGCGAACCCGATAACGATCAGGTTCGCCTGCGGGTGGGCTTCCGCCTTGGTCGTGCCCAAGCGGATCAAAACAGCGATCAAGATGATCTGCGCGGACCTGTACGCGATGAGAGGCGAGCCGGTGGTGGGACAGACGGTCACCGAGGACAAATCGGTGCAACGGCTGCTGGCGAGCATGAGGCTCTGGGAGGAGTTTTGAGATCCGGCAGACTGGACAGGCGCATCACGCTGCAGCGCAAAACGGTCGTTGAAAACAGCTATGGCGAGCCGATCGAAACTTGGGTGGACTTGGCGACGGTGTGGGCGGAATACCTGCCTGCCGGGGGCGTCGAACGATATGCCGCCACACAGATGGTGGCCGAAGCCGACACGAGATGGCGGATACGGTACAGAGCGGACCTGACCCCGGTCGACCGGCTCATTTACGCGGGAAGAATACATGACGTCACAGGGGTGGTGGAAATTGGACGCCGGGAAGGGCTGGAAATCTATTCGAAAGCGAGGGCGGAGTGATGAATGGGCATGGCTCGTTTTCGTTTGAGCTGAAGGGTGTGAAGGAATTGACAAGGCTTCTGGACCAGCTGCCGACTGTGGCCATGAAAAAGACGGTCCTCAGAAACGCGTTGAAAAAGGCGGGAAATCCGATCGCCGAAGCGGCCAGGGCGAACGTGCCGGTCGTGACGGGCGGTCTGCGGGATTCGATCAAGGTGTCCCCGAGTCTGAAACCTTCACAGAGGAAGGGAAGACAGGACCGCTCGGTGGTGACCGTCTATGTCGGCTCGTCGTCCCCCGTCGCCCACCTCGTGGAATTCGGGACCGTCGAGAGGAATCTCGACGAACCTCGGCTCGTCAAACTCGGAGATCGCTGGATCAGGATCACGACAACCGGCTTTGTCTCCCCGAACCCATTTCTCCGGCGAGCCTGGCACGCGATGAAAATTCCCGCCTTGGGGATCTTCGCCGACGAGATGAAGAATGAACTCTACAAATCGGCCGGGAGACTGGCGAAACGGGCGGCGGCGGGCAAACTTTCGAAGGCGCAGGTAAGAGGACTGAGCAAGTGAGCGCGGAAAATATCGAAGAGGCGATACATGAGATACTCGTTGCCGACGCGACCGTGAAGGATCTCACGACCAGGTGCTACCCCTCGACGCTGCCGCAGGATCCCACCTATCCGCTCATTCTCTACATGCGGGTGTACGGCGCCCGGGAAAACGCCCTGGAAGGGCCGGTGGGGATGGCGAACCCACACTTTCAGATCGAGGCATGGGCAAAGACATATGCCGCAGCCAAAGCTCTGGCCAAGGCGGTGAGGAACGCCCTGAACGGGTACCGTGGGACAAGCGGGATGGTCCGGATAGGATCGTTTCTGATTCAATCGGAACGGGATGTCTACGAGCCGGCGGTGGCCTGTCACCGGATCATCATGGATTACTCAATATGGCATGACGAATAGAACAAAGGAGGAAACGCAGCATGGCTATTGAATCTCAAGGGACAAAAATCGAAATGGGGACCGGGTCCGGCGGAGCCGAAACGATCACGGCCATTGCACTGGGCAACCCCACGATCCTGACATCGGCGGCTCACGTCCTGGTAAACGGCGACATCGTGACCCTGTCCAATTTCGGGGGGGATGACGCGGGTGATATCAACGGCCGGGTGTGCATCGTCAGTCACGTCACCACGGACACATTTGCCGTAAACTTCGATTCGACCGGGAAAACGATCACGGACAACACCGATGCGGCCTTGGCCACGCCAGTCACGTGGACGGAAATCGGTGAGGTCACAGACTTCGGCGGCCCGGACGGCACGGCCTCCGAGATCGACACGACCCATCTCGGGTCGACGGCGAAGGAATTCCTGATGGGGCTGCCCGATGAAGGATCCATTTCCCTGTCCATCAACTGGGAACCGTCGGATAACGGGCAGCAGGCGGTCATTGCGGCACGCAAGGCGCGGACGGAGAAGGATTTCAAGATCACCTACTCGGACTCCTCGACGGCCGCCTTCAAGGGTTACGTCCTCGGGCTCAGTTCTTCCGGGGCGGTGGACGGCAAGATCGACGGTTCGATCACGATCAGAATCACGGACGAGGTCACCTGGGCATAACATGAACATTCTGACTGGAGAGAAAATGATCCATATCGGCGGGCACGATTACGTCCTGAAGTTCACCTGGCGGGCATTGTCCGAAATCGAACAAAAATACGGCGACAGCCCGAACCTGTTTGACCCGGACGTGATCGCGGTGATCGCCGCCATCGGTCTGCGCGACAGGCACCCGGAGATGAACGCCGAGCGCATCATGGACCTCTCCCCACCGCTCGTTCCATTCGCCAAGGCGGTTCAGACGGCGATTCAGTGGGCGTATTTCGGACCCGAGGGAATACCGAACGAGGAAGGTCGCAGCGTAAAAAAAAACCAAAAAGCGGGTGGGTCATGGCGGCGTTTCATAATGCGGTTATGTCCGGCGTTTCTCCGGGAGAATTCTGGAGACTGACACCCTATCTGACCCGCCAGGCCGTCTCCGCCTTGGCCGATGGACGGAGCGCATCGGCGTGGCTCACGGCGAACCTGTCGCGGGCCAAGAAGATGCCGAAATTGGAGAGCCTGCTTGTCAGGCGTGAAGTCGATCACGCGGACATGGAAGCCCGTATGAAGAACGCCTTAAAAAACATGGGTAAGAGACAATGGCAGAATCCATAGGGGCGCTTCGAGCGGAGCTTTCCGCCGGGCACGCCCAGTTTGCTTCAGACATGAAAAAGGCGCGCGACGCCGTGGTCACCAACGCCCAGGGCATGGCCAAGGGGATGGAAACCGCCAAGAAGTCGTTCAACGCCGGCACGGCCGGTCTCATGTCTTTCCGGGTCAAGGCCCTCGCCGCGGCGACGGTGACCGGGATGCTGGCCAAAACCGTTCTTGGTATAGCCGATGACTACACGCTGCTGGACAACAAGCTGAAACTCGTCACGACCTCCTCGGACAATTTGAAGGCGGTTCAGGAAGGTCTCTACCAGCAGTCCCTGAGATCTCACAGCTCTTATTCCTCCTCGGTCGATCTCTATGCCCGGTTCGCCAAGGCGACGGAGACCATGGGGACAAGCCAAAGCGACCTCCTCCGCATCACCGAAACCCTCAACAAGGCCATGGTCATCTCCGGGGCGACACAGCAGGAGGCGACCAACGGGATCATCCAGCTGTCCCAGGGCATGGCCTCAGGCGTGCTACGGGGCGAGGAATTCAATTCCATCATGGAGAACGGCTCCCGCATCGCCAAGATGCTGGCCGACTACCTCCACACGGATGTCGGCGGCCTGCGCCAAATGGCCACTGAAGGAAAAATCACCTCTGAAATCATGGTCAAGGCCTTCGCCGCGTCGGCAGGAAAAATCGACGAGGAATTCTCGAAGATGCAGCCGACGATTCAGCAGGCGATGACGGACCTCAAGACCGTTTTCGGCCGCCTCGTGAGCGACTCCGATCGCTCCGCCGAGGGCACGAAATCCATCGCGGGTGAGATTGCCAACCTCGCCCAGACGATCGATCAGAACCGTTCCGGAATCGTCGAGCTCTTCACGCAGATCATTTCTCTGGCCGCCCGGGCGACCAAAGCCATCGGGAACATCGGCCAGTCGCTCCAGGGCTGGGCCGCTGTGAAAAGCGGGCGTCTCGACTTCTTCGAATTCGCTACGATGAACGCCGAAGAACTGAACGCCTGGCTGAAAAAGAACAATACAGAAGCGGCGCGGATGCAAAATCTGCAAGAGAGGATCACGAAAAAGGCCGGAGAAATATTCGATCTGGAACAGAAACGAGATTATCCGTTCAGCGGTAACCAGAAATACTATCAGCGTCTCATCGACAACGCGACGAAAGAAAAAAAGAGACTCGAAGACGAACTCGCCGAATTGCAGGCGCCGAAGGCTGAATCCCATTTGCTGCCGGCGAAGCCTCCCACAAAAACCACGACGAAAACGCCTCAACCAGCGAAGAAAGATCCGGCCACGGAAGCCATAGCGTCCCTGACCCGCGAGCGCGACCTGATCGGCGCTATCACGGAAGAAGAAAAGGCGCGGTGGGAGATCGCCAAGGGTTCATACAAGCATTTTACATCCAAACAGAAAGAAAAGATCATCCTGTTAGCCCGCGAAATAGATTCGCTGTCCGAACTGACCAAGCAGCAAACCGAGGGCGGGCAAGCCGTCGATTCCATGACAAAGGAGCGCGACCTTATCAGGGCCACTACCGAAGAGGAAAAGGTCCGATGGGAAGTTGAGAAAGGCGCATACAGGAACTTTTCAGATGCGCAAAAGGTAAAACTGATCGCTCTGGCGCGGGAACTCGATGCAACCCGCAGCCTGATCGAGCAGGAAGAGGAAAGAAAGGCAAACCAAAAATCCATCGACGCCGAGATCGAAGCGCTGAAACTCCAGGCCGAGACCTTCAACATGACGGCGACGGAGGCCTCCCTGTACCGCCTGACCCTGCAGGGGGCGACCGCCGATCAACTCGCATCCGCCGAGGCCCTCCTCGGCGACATAGACGCCAAGGAGCAACTCAAGCAGATCCTCGAGGATATAAAAACCCCGCACGACCGATATGCCGAAACGGTGCAACGGCTGAACGACCTGCTGGATCGGGGCGTACTGTCGCAGGAGCAGTATGGCAAGGCGATGAAGAAGGCAAAGGAGGATCTGGACAGTACTCTGAAGGACGGCGAAGACAACTTCAAGAAGCTGCAGCAGACAATCGAGGGGTGGGGCCGTGATTCGGCGGACGCTATAACCGACTTCGCCCTGGAGGGGAAGGCGTCCTTCAGCGACATGATCAACAGCATGATCAAAGACCTCCTGCGCATGATGATCTATCAGAACATCACCGGTCCGATCTTCAGCGGCATCAGTTCATATCTGGGCGGGTTCTCTCTCTTCGGCGGCGGCAAGGCGCAAGGCGGCGCCGTATCCCCCGGCAGAATGTACGAGGTCAACGAGCGCGGCATCCCGGAACTCCTGTCGATCGGCAATCGGCAGTTCCTCATGATGGCCGGTCGCGGCGGCAGCGTGACGCCCGTGGAAGACGATGGGGGTGTCGTGGGCCGCGGTAACGTGTCGATCAGCGTTCCCCTCACCGTCAGTGGAGACACCGACAAAATGCTGGCTGCGGAGTTGCGCCGCGAAATCGAGCAGACCTGCGAACGGGTGATCCGGAGGCACTCATGATCCTGAACGACGGCGTGACATCCTATACCTTCAGTCTTCTGCCGGGGAGCATGACGGTGATCCGCGAAGACAAATCCTGCACTGCGGTGCAGACCTATGAAGGAGTGGCGTATTTTTCCTGGGGCACGTCCATCGTCGGAAAGGAGCTCTCGTTGTCCTGGAACGCCATGCCCGCCGCCATGTGGGCGCAGATCGAGACCTTCTTCACGGCCGACGCACCCCTCGAGTTTGACCCGACGCTGGACGGGACGCCTTCGGCAAAAACCTACACAGTCGAAATGACCCGCCTGGACGGCGAGTATTTCCTGGGCGGTTACAGCACGGGCGCGGGCTCATGGCGGCAGAACGTGACCATGACGCTCCTCATCTTAAGCGAGGTAACCTGATGTCCCTGACCCTCGATGCCGAATTGGCCGCCGCCCAGGACAACCCCTCCAGGCATCCCCTGGTGGAGATCACCTCGTCACAGCGCAGTGAAGACATCCCCTTCGACGGCACATTTCTCACATCCGAGTCGTTCAACGAGTTCGGCGCCAATATCATCCCCCACTCGTCAGGCAGGCTCTGCATCGCCTATTGCTATGGCCCCGATGCGGACGGAGACTGCGGAATAAAATATGTCTACACCGATACCGAACGCCGGGAATTCATGCCTGTCACCATCGAGCTCTACACAGACACCTCCCGCGTCATGGTGAGCGTGTCGATCTGCGAGCTGACCGGCGGCAATATCGGACTGGTCTATCTCATCAACGACAATGCCTCCCACCTCTATCGGCTTGTGCGCCGGATTGTCACCATAACGGGCGCGGCCGTCGGCAATGCCGAGATCGCCGGCTGGAGTCACGACACCTTCACGTCCGACCCCTGGGTGCAGACCCTTGGGGCGAATTCCTACCTGCTGGTTTACGGAAAGAAAAGCGGCTCGAATTATTATCTGTACAAGAGGACCTCCAGTGATTTCGTCACCTGGTCAAGCGAATCGTCGCTCTCCATCGCGGGACTTACCTCTACGTGGAGGTTGGCCAACCCATCCATCATCAAGATCACAACGGGCGATCTCTGGCTGTGGTTCGATGTCCTCGAGAGCACCGGCCCGGGGGGCGAGCAACTGACCAACATTTATTACTCGGTTAGCACGAATGGAGGAACGACGTGGACCGCCGCGGTCAAGGTCACCAATTACGACGGCTACGGTGAGGTCGGGGGTCATCCTGTCGCGGTCCAAAAAGCGGCGAATCAGATGAATCTGATCTTCACCAGAAAGGTCGGGGCCCTTCACATGGACGACACGGCAACGGGCTGGCCGACCGGCGACACGACCGTTGAGCTGTCCTGGGACTCAACGAACCGGAAGCTGTACGCAATCAATATTCATAACGGCGGGGGGACAAAAGGTCTGCAATGTGTCGTAAAGATCGACGTGGACACCTGGACCGTCGATCAGTACTGGGACGCCACAACAACGCCGGGATTCCCGGCCGTCATCTGCGGGGGATCATCAGCCACCGAGCACGTATGGTACTGCAACCACGTTCACGACGGCCATATCATCGCCATCACTGCGGCCCACGCTGGAAGCTCGGGGAGGTGGTTATGGGTTCTCGACGGAGAGGTGAACACGATCACCAACTACTACTGCGACACGAACGTCGCGTATGGGTTCACACAGAATGTAACTCACAGCATTTCGGCACACTACGGATCCTTTCATCATTGTCAGGTCGATGCCGCGAATTTGCGAGTTTACCTCTGTCTGGTAGATACCTATGTATGGCATCCCAAGGTCAGTGTCGGCTATATCGATCTGACGGAATCGTCGCCGGAATTTCACGAAATTTTCAATTATACGGATATCGATGATACGGAAGCATACGGGCTTAGTTACAGCATGCATGGGGGGATGTGGGTCGATGTAGACAGCGGCTACATCGTTTTGAGCTGTTCGACCGGCACGTGGCCCGGCGCCATGCTGGTATTCGATCTTGAAACCGGCGCCTTGATCGTTAAATGGACGAGCAGCGACATCGATTTCCCCTATTACGGGCTGACGAAGCCGTTTGTCTACAATGGGAATATCTATGCGGGCATGTGCGAGTATACGAGCGGGTACGACCAAGGCGGTTTCCGCGGCCTCGCCGAAATAGACATTTCATCGGAAACGATCACCCTGTACCGTCCTTCCTATTGCAGCAATGACGACCATTATTTCGGGCGGCCTTCTTTATTGCAGGACGGACGGATCGCCATGACGCACAACACTTACGGGGTTGCCGTATTTGATACGATCTCGAAAACCTGGAGCCTGTTCTCCAATAACAATATCGCCGGGTTCACGGCTGACGGCAAGGAGTTGGTTTCACCATCACAGATCGCTTACGATGACGCCAATGACATGATCATGGTCGGAGATGCCGCCAGCAAGGGCGTGATCATGTTTTCAGCGAACGGCTACATTCGGCAGGCATCTTACTCGATCGGCACGAATCCCGGCGGCGGCTGGTCGTTTTCCGAGACAGGAACCCTCGTGCAAGGATTCCTCGATTACGACGCGGCAGCCGCAGTCGAGCCCGGGGCTTCGACCTCCGCCTATGTTTTCTGGACGCATGAAGACACAAATGGCGAGAAGAGCATCAAATGGGACAAGGACGGATCAAGCGTGGATCTGTCCCCCTACATCGCAGGCGAGGTTGCAACGGAACAGACGATCAGCGGACAGCCGGCGACGTTGTCGTTCTCGGTCAGTCACGGACATCTCTTCGACCCTTACAATTTGTCCAGTCTTCTGAGCCCCGTTCTCAAAAAGGGGCGCAAGCTCGTTCTGAGATGGGGTGAAAAAATAGGCGGCGTCGACTATTGGCAGAACGCCGGGACCTTTTTCGTTACGGGAACCTCCCTGGGTTTCCAGCGGGGGGAATACCCTGTCATGCAGGTGACGGCGGAGGACCAGCGCTGCCTGTGGCAGCACGGGCATGTCTATGCGACGGAGGTATACAACAACCTGCCCGGGGAAATCATCACGGATTTGCTTATCGATCTGGCCAATATGACGCTGGAGGACATCAATCTTCCCGCTTTTGCCGGGGAGAGCAGACTCCAAATGCAGTGGATCGAAAGCACGCTCGATGAAATCATCACCCAGGTTTGCGAGCGGTTCGGTTATTACTTCCGGTTCGACTGTGACGGCAAGGCCCATGCACGGCGGATCAGCAACACGGCCGGCATAGACCACATCTATCCTGACAACACAAAACTGATCAAATATTCCCCGGACGACAAATATTCTGACTTCACCAATCGGGTCACGGTGCGTGGGCAGGAAATGGACTTTACGACGGTCCAGTACGCCGAGGAGCGTATCACGCAGCTTTCCGGTACGCTCGGCTGGTGGGGATGCAAGGCGGATCATGTCGTTTGGTACTCCGATGATAAAAGCAGAAGATGCCTCTCCCCCCGTCTGGTTGCCCTCGAAACGTCGACAAGCATCCCCTTCCAGCTGGCGGGCGGCGTGGATGAGCACATCGAGGAATGCGCCGCCGGCGACGACTACAAATTCTGCACGGTTTACATGAAGGCGCCGAATTTGATCGGCATGCTCGCGGCTTCGATCGCCCTGTACATTGTCGGGAACAAAATAGGCGATGCGGTCGTGGCATGGGGCGCTGGATGGACCCAACCCGTGGGCAGGCTTATAGAGGGTCTCGCCGTCATGCCGGCTTTGATGATTCTGGGTTCAACAGCGAACTATCAAATCGAAGTATGGGCGACGCCGTTGGGTTCGTTGAGAAGAAGCGTCCAGGGTTCATGGAATGATGAAGAACACCAAACCGAAATCAAAGCCGTCGTCGAGCAAGTGGTGGATGACCCTCTCTGCTATTCGGTGGCGGATTGTGTGGCGGTGGCGTCCTTCGAGGGCATGGTCGCTCAGATGCAGAGGCGGAGGGTGACGATAACGAAAGTCGCTCATTTGCAGGATGAGGACGGCGACACCATTCGCGTAACACACCCCTATTCCGGTGAGGACCTGGATCTATTCGTCGCATCCCTCAAAAGGACGTTCAAGAAGGCGGATACCGGCGGTGACGGCTATTTTTTCGATGAAATAGAGGGCTGGGTGGTGTCATGAGGCTCTATAACGGCAGACTGCTCAAGACCCGGGTCCGGCGGCAGATTACACAGGCGCAGGAGCTGCGCGATGCCATTGTCATGGACGTAAATCCGGGAAGTCACTATTGCCGGGTGAAAATACAGGGCTCCAACACCTTGATCAAGGCGTGGTACCCCGAAAACTGGGAAAGCACGCCGGTCTACTTGAAACCGGGGAACGCCGTCAGGATCAATCTGCCGGGCGGCAACAAATCGCGAATCGAAATCATGGGGCATGGCGTGTTGCTGCCAACGGCTGTTGCCGGCGGGTCGGTCACCCCTGAACCGGCGACTTTACCCGACACCATTCTGACCGGCTGTGCCGTCAGAGCGACAAATCCCGCCACCATGAAGGCAACCATCGATCCCGGCACGTTCAGAATCGACGGGCTCACTTATGCGTTGAGCGGAATGATGATGGACAGATCGGATATCGTCATGGACAGGAACGATCTCCAGATGGACAGTGTCGGCGGGTCCGTTTCCTTCGATGCGGCGTCAACGACTTATTTCCGTTATGACACCATCCAAGTGGGGACCGACGGGATCGTGGAAGTCGTCAAGGGCTCCAATTTCTCGGCCGGCGGTCCAATTCCCGGTCCTCCGGGAGCAACAGCCGATCACCTGGCCGTCGGTTTTGTGCTGATCCCTCCCAACTGCACGGCAATAACGGAGTTAAACATCAACAAGTCATTCACGATGCCGATCCCCTCGAGTTTGTACTCGGTGGTTGACGATGACGAACTGGAGGGGACGGACACGTCAACGGTTGTTCACGTCTCCATCAAAGACCAATACGGCAATTATTATCGCAACGCCAACCCTGGCCATTGCTTCACTTTTACCTGGGTGACGGGAAACGGCACTCTTTCATATGGCGGTGAGTCCCAGGATGAAACGGCGCCCTTCAGCTTCTATTATTCCGGCTCCACAAACGCGGCCGTCACATATACGAGAGACGGCGAGCTGACGGACCGGTCCGTAACACTGGCTATAACGGAAAGCCTTACGGGATTGTCGTCTTATGCGTCGATCGTACTGCTGAATTCACTGGGCCAACCCATGTAAGGAGGAAAAATGTTGAAACGAATAACAGCAGCGCTGGAATCTATCGCCGAAAGCCTTGTGAGCATCTCAGCGGATATGAAGCATATGAGGGAAGAACAAGAAAAAATGATCCAGCAAGCCGATCAAGTTAAAGAACGTCTCCCTCAACAGTTCATGGAGATATTTTCAGCGACGAAAAAAGCTTTGGAAGGAGGGCTTAAAGGTGGGGACTAATCATCACACAGCCTGGGCGTCCGGAACGACGAGTTTTACGGCGGCGTCAATGAATCCGGCCCTGGCCTCACTCGACAGGGCGATCACCTACCATAAAGGCGCCCTTGTCGGATGCGACGGCACGCTGTCCTGGGCGGCGGGGACGTTAACCTGGTCAGGAACACTGCACATTTATTTTACCAGCGCGGTCGGGAACGCAGTCCACAACTCGGTGGCAGCTGGGAGCATCTCCCTGGCCGATTCGGAATTCGCCTATGTGACTTTATCGGAAACAAACAATGCCGTCATAACCGTCTCCAAGGCAACCATCGGTGCGGGATCAGCTTCGGGCTTCATGGCCTATAATATCCTTGTGCTCGGCTATCGCAATGCGGCGGATGACAACTTCTATCCCGAAGTGCTTGCCGGCGTTTTCGCCCAGATGATCACCGGGTCGGCCTTTGTGGAGAAGGTCGCCTTCAACGCCCATACGATCCTTTATGCAGTGTCGGACAACACCCCGGCCGCACTGACGGTTGATGAACAGCGGATTATAGGGCGAAAAGCAGGCGGAAATATCGCCGCTTTGACGGGAGCGGAAGTTCTCGGCATCACCCAGGCCCTCGACGGCCGTGAACACTCGATTACCTGTGTAGACAGCGTCACGGTCGACTGGAGCGTCGGAGGAACCCAATACATGACCTTCGACCGCGACGCAGTGACCATGAGCTTTTCCAACCCGACTGCAGGCGGTCTCTACCGGCTCCTCCTCCAACAATCATCGGGGGGATCAGACTCGATTACATGGAGCACAACAATAAAGTGGCGCGGCGGATCTGCTCCCACACTCACGGCCACGGGTAACGCGGTGGACATCCTGACCTTCACGTTTGTCAATTCCGTTTGGTACGGCGACATTGCCCTAAATTTTGCATAAAGTGGCGAGGTAATCCTAGAGAGATTTCGAAAAGAACCATTTTCCCCTTAAGTAGTAAGACCTTCCATCATTGAGGCTCATGAAACCCGCCTTCAGGCAATCAATCGGGTGAAAGGAGTTCACGCAGGCATTCTCTATCTCTACCGCCTTTTCGCGGTATCCTCCGGCTAAACGAACTTGAATTTTCGGCCAAACTTTAAGTGTAACAAGAGTAGAAGTTAAGGATTTCGACCTCTCAGTTGTTCCTCCTGGCCTCGATAGATTTCACTCGGTTAAAATGGGTTAAAACCAAAATATAATGGAATAAACCTTTGACATTCGAGCTCAATCTTGTATAAATTTTCTTTGTTTTTGGGGACGCATGCGTCAAAAGCCGGAACGTGGGACACCGATCCACCATGGGAGATACTGTTGCGAGGTATCCAATGAAGCCAACAGTGAGCGAGGTAGAATGATGGAAGACCGATGGCTCTCCGTAGATGAGATAGCAGACCATCTCGGCATTAAGCGCGATACGGTCTATAAGTGGATCAGCGAACGGCAAATGCCGGGTCATAAGATCGGTCGGCTGTGGAAGTTCGATAGAAAAGAAGTGGACGCGTGGGTAAAGTCTGGCGCAGCCAGTGATAAGGAACGGTCGAAATAAATATGTTAGATGTATGCACTTAAAGCATCGCCATTTCTGATATTGATTGGTTGTATATGTGAATATTAATTGGGAAATTCAAAATTCATAATACTACATTACTAAAAGAAGAGAAAATATGACAAGGGAATCTGCTTCATTTCAGAATGCACTTATCAAAGGTAGTACAGGTCGTCATGAGACATTTACACCACGCTATGGTTGGCTAAAAAAGGGATACGACCGATGTCTTGCCAATCCACATGTTTTCAATGATGAAAACGCCATTGAACAAATAGGTGTAGGCAAGAACATGGTTCGTTCAATTCGCTTTTGGTGTCTCCTTTTTCGCCTCTTGGAGAACGATAAAAAGCCGGGTTGTTTACGGCCCTCTGATTTTGGGAAGCAACTATTGGATACAGACAATGGATGGGATCCCTACTTAGAAGATCCCGCGAGTCTCTGGTTGTTACATTGGCAGATATTTCGCGCCCCTTTTATGGCTGTCTCTTGGAACTTGGCCTTCTCGTACATTATGTTGCAAACATTTACATCACGTGAACTAACCAATGCCATTGATGCTAAAGCCAGAGAAGTTGAGGGGCTCTGCAATATCGCTAAAGGGTCTTTTGAAAAAGATGTTTCATGCATTCTGCGAATGTATGTACCGGACAGCCGTGGACAAGTTGAAATTCGCTGCCCTTTTACGGATCTTGGATTGATTGTTCCTGCAATCGAATCGCCAGAGAAAGATCGATACCGATTTTTATCTGGTTCTAAACAAAATTTACCTGATTTAGTCTTTATGGCCACTGTTTTTAATTATGCCTCAGAATGGTATCCGGGGCAAAACAGTTTACCGCTTTCTCACATCACATTTGGTCCCATGTCACCCGGTATGGCATTCCGGCTTTCTGAGTCCGAATGTGGACAAAGGATAGAAAGAGTATGTCGCCAAATTAATGGTGCCATGTTTACGGAAACAAATGGCATTCGTCAGGTCCAATTTTTCCAAACGCCTGAAGAATTAAACAAGGAATGCCTGAAGAAGTATTATGGGGGCAGAGATGAGGCATAGAGATCTTTTACAACTGATAAACATTGATAGATCGCTTGCCCGTTCTGTAAACCTCGACCGAGATGCCGATGATATATCTCTTTTAAATCGTTACCAGATAACATCCGTAGCTTGCAGTACGTTATCCCGGTTGGCAGATGCAATAGAAGGCGAGTACGTCAATGCTTGGTCTCTTACTGGTCCTTACGGCACAGGCAAAAGTGCATTTTGTAATTTTCTGATTGCACTATCATGCGGAGATCATGCGACACGTAACCTATGCTATAAAAAGCTTCAAAATGCTAATAAACAACTGGCTACACGTCTAAAGACCTTTTTAGCTCTCAACAGTACAAGTGCACCTTCAATTGGCATCAGATCTGTATCCCGCTACGAATCTTTGAACAGTTCTTTGGTAAGAGGCCTTTCATCTACGCTGCAATCTATGTCTTACCTTTCAGAAAGTGCTACTTTAGACCGATTAAGAAAGAATGTAAGTGTCTTAGAGGATAATGAGTGGCCAACGACACGAAACGTTGTTGCTGCTTATACAGCACTAGCAGAAATTGCTGAGAGACCCTTATTCATAGTCGTGGATGAGTTTGGAAAAAATCTAGAATATCAGGCTCATCATGAAGAAATGGGGGATATTTTTGCTCTCCAAGCCCTTGCCGAGTCCAAGTCCATTTTTTTATGGGTATGCCTTCATCAAGCTTTCAGCTCCTATTCGGGTGCCTTAAGCCGGGTTCAACGTGAGGAATGGCTGAAAATTCAAGGCCGCTTTGAGGATAGAGCATACATTGAACCGCCAACACGCAGTTTTGCCCTTATCCGAGAGGCCATTACCATTAAACCAACACAGCCAACACAACATAAGGCATTGGCTGATTGGTGTCAGACAATAACAAACGCAATGTCCAATATCAGTTTGGATGGCCTGCCGCAACTCGATGCGGAATCGGTTCAAAAAATTTATCCCTTTCATCCCTTATCTGTTTATTTAATCGGCGAATTGACGCGACGCTTTGCTCAAAACGATCGAACCATCTTCTCTTTCCTTACAAGCGGCGAGCTGTATGCCTTTTCTGATTGCCTAAAACGGTTAGAATTAGAAGAGAATGAACAAATACCTACAATCGGCTTAGACATGTTGTACGACTATTTCAGTGAAACAGGCACCCTCCGGCACGCGGACCGTTCAGAAAATCAACGATGGCTTGAAATACATGCCATAATTGCTGCACAAAGCGATATGGAGCCACACAAAATCAAGATTTTAAAAACCATCGGAGTTTTGAATCTTCTATCGTCGTTACCTGGAATAGCTGCAACAGAAAGAATGATTCATGTCGCACTGTGTAACATCTCATACAGCAGTAAGCACAAAACGACAGACCTACTTAATGATTTAGTTGAAAAACGTATTTTGCTTTACCGGGAATATGCCAAGGAGTATCGGCTTTGGGAAGGTAGTGATTTTGACTTGGACAAAGAGGTACTGCAAGAG